CAAGGTCTTGTTCTGCGTCAAAAGTCCATTTAGCTTTTAATCTTCTTGGAACTATCGGAATATCAGGAACTAAAAATAGTCCTATAAGACTTTTGAAAAAATTTCTGCGTTTAAACATGATATACTATTGAATCTTCTTCAAACTGGTGTATATTACACTATGAACATACAAATTGATAAGTCTGAATTAAAACTCTATAAACATAATATACCATGCAAGTGTGAACATTGCAACAAAATTTTTGGAATTTCTAAATCTGATGCATATAGAGTATTTAAGGGAACTAAGAATAAAAATTTCTGTTCTAGAAAATGTCAAGGATTATTTAAAACACTTGTTTCTACTAAAGAAATTATATGTAAAAACTGTAATAATGTTATTATAAAACCTTTGTCTGCAATTTCAAAAAACAGTTTTTGTTCAAGATCTTGTGCTGCTACATATAATAACAAACATAAAACAAAAGGAAATCGTCGTTCAAAATTAGAGATTTTTTTAGAAAATAAATTATTAGAAAATTTTTCAAATCTTGAAATACATTTTAATAGAAAAGATGCTATTAATTCTGAATTAGACGTTTATATACCATCATTAAAACTAGCCTTTGAATTGAATGGTATATTTCATTATGAACCAATACACGGTGATAAAAGGTTATCTCAGATTCAGAATAATGATAACCGAAAATTTCAAGCTTGTTTAGAAAGAGGTATTGAACTCTGTATTATAGATACAAGTAAACTTTCTTATTTTAAAGAGTCGAATGCAATACCATTTTTTAATATAATACAGTCTATTCTATGTAATAAAATGGAGCAGGCGAAGGGGTTTGAACCCATATAATCCTCTTTACAAGAGAGGTGCATAGCCTTTCTGCCACGCCTGCATTTACTATGGTGCGGAATGAGGGAATCGAACCCTCGCTCTAACATTGGCAATGTCAAGTTCTACCATTAAACTAATTCCGCAATTTGTGGTGGGATTTGATTACCCACATCTCCCCTCCTGACGAGAGGCTTGTTACTTTTACACCACACAAGAGTATTTACCTAATTATAACACAACCATCAAGTATTTTAATTATATTTGCTTTGCCATGCATAACTACTTTTGGTTGTTTCTTTCGATTTCGTGAAAAAGTAGAAACATAACACTTAATCGAATCAACTGTTAAACTTTGACCTTTATAATGAAAAAGCCATTTATCAACTTTAAATTGACGAGCATATAGTTTATCGTAATGAAACCAAAAAGATGTTTTATTACTTTTTTTCATGTCTAACTTTAATTAAAGTCACCGTTTTCCAAAAACATTTTCCATTCGTCACGTATAAAATTAAACTGTAATCCATTTTTAGGACGAGCAGGCTTGCTTAGTAATTTTAAACCACATTCTTTTGGAGTGCGATCACTCTTCCAAATGTTTAGTTCTTTATCACAAGTAACCAGATTTTCCCAAGAATTATCACCACCACGACTAGAAGGCAGGATATGATCAACAGTTAATTCATTACGAGTTAACTTTTTACCAGTATATTGACAAGTATAGTTATCACGCGCCCAAATGTTACTTTTGGTTGGAAACAATATTTTCTTATGAACAATTTCTTTAAAGTTTGCACAAACAATAATAGATGGTAAACGATAAACTGCATTTGCAGATCTTACATAGTCGTCCCAATCACGAATAGGAAGATCTTTCCAATCGTCAAATGAACGAACAACATTAAACCATTCAATTTTGTTTTTATTTATGCATCCATTTTCTTCTATTTCGTAAGAAATATCAACTGGAAATGCATTACCTTTAACCATAATTGTCATGGCACTTTGCCAATCAGTAATGGAAATTGGTGCATAAATTGCATTTAGTTTTAAGATTTCGTTTTTCATAAATTATTATACACCTTTCTTTTGCTTTGTCAAGCTAATGGTACCCGTAGAGGGATTCGAACCCCCAACACTATGATCCTAAGTCATATGCATCTACCAGTTGTGCTATACGGGCATTTAATTTTCTAGTTATTTTCTGATTGTTTTATTGTATCATTTAAAATTGGTTTTTTATAATGCTCTTGCGGTTCAATTAAAATTGCTGTTGCAAGTTTTCTCTCTATTTTTTCACCAGAAATACATGAAACATTTGTATAATTTAATACTTTTTCCCATTTTTTGAGTAAATTTATTTGATTTTCATTCATAAATTGAATCTATTGCTTTAATAAGATTGCTATACTATTTAAGTTAAAGTATATTGCAATTATTGCTGCAATTACAAATTCGAAAGAATAATACCTTACTTTTTCTATAAGAGACGGTTCAGGGAAGTCCTTAACAACTCCATGTTGTATAATATGGTCTATAATTTTTTTTGCACGAATATGATGCATATTTCCTATGTCAATTGTTTCAATGTTTTTTTTCATAGATTGGCTCCCCAGGTACGGTTCGAACGTACGACATGATGGTTAACAGCCATCCGCTCTACCACTGAGCTACTGGGGAATTTAAATTTTCTTCTCTAGACTATACATTAAAGAAACTGCTTTGTCAACCTTAAAAGCATATTAGAGACTCATTTGTTCTTTTTATTTAGATACTTTATAACCAAAATTAATTAATACTTTTTTACAAAGCTCTATATATTCTTCAACAGTTTGATAACTTTTCGATTGATTAGATACTAATGTACATATTCCAAGGTTATCTAATTCGTTAGAACCTCCTCTACAAGCTGGTAATTTATGATCTAATGCAAATCCACTCGGATATGATATATCTATTTTATCTCCTGTTAGATAACAATATGGATTTTCTTCAATCATTTTAATAATATCTTTTGTATAAAACTTTTTATTAGTATGTTTAGAAGATTTTCTTTGAAAGTTACATATTTTAGTACCTATACGACTTTTTATACTTTCATAAGTATCAACCTTTTCAGGTATTAAAAAAGTTTTGTCATTTTTAGTATTAATAAAGTTATCAACCTTTCTATTTATTTTACTCCTTTTTAATTCTGTCCTTCTTTTTCTAGCAGATTTATTGTATTTAAGATTACAATGATATGCTATAGTTGATTTAGCACAACCTAATTCACTAACAATTTCAGAATATAATTTACCTTCGCTTCGCAACTTTAGTATTTGGTCTTTCATCATATATTATTGGCATCCGGTGTAGGAATCGAACCTACCCACTCTGATTTGGAGTCAAAGTCGCCAGCCTTGGAACATTACCGGATATTTAAAATGGTGCTACGCACGGAATCGAACCGAAATCAAATCAAGGCTTCCATGCCCATAACATTCTTAAGTAACGCACTAACTGTATAACTTTTTCATCTCCATTTTTAGATATATTAGTTTCTCTAAAAACTTCATGGGGTGGCACAGTGCTTTCAACTGATTGCAATTCAGTTTCCCTGAAAGCTGTTTGAGCAGTTATCCTAAAGTTTCAAATGTTATTTTTTGATATTGTAGCAAAAAATGGCTCTCAGGAGGTGATTTGAACACCTTTTTCTCTCACAATTGCAGAGATTGTTTTACCCAACTATAAACTACCTTCGAATTTGGCAGAGCCGACGAGAATTGAACTCGCGTTTCCGGCGTGACAGACCAGTGTAATAACCACTATACCACGGCTCTATTTTTAATTTTATCTAAAAAATATTTAATATGAGTATTCTCACCATAAGTTTTAATGTACTCTTCTCCAACTTCCTTTAAACATTCTTCTAATGAAAGTTCATTTTCTTTAGAACGAATATGCATAAAAATATTTGCAACTGCATCACGCAATCCAGTTTTTCTACCTATATTCATACTTTTGATATGTTCTTCTATTGTATTAGACATTTGGTAGGTCATCAGGGACTCGAACCCTGTTCTGTGGATTAAAAGTCCACTGCTTATCCTCACAAGCTCATAACCCTTTTTAAAAAATGGCAACCGCGACGGGACTCGAACCCGCGATCTTCACATTGAAAGTGTGGTGATTTAGCCAACTAATCTACACGGTCATTTTGTTTTCTATTATACTATCGTTTTATCTCTTTGTCAAACTCTTTTAAAAGTTTTTGGTGCCCCCTGTAGGATTCGAACCTTTAAATCGCTGTTAGTTTAAATAAGTATATATAATATGAAATGTTTAAAATGTAACAAAGAAATCTTATCAGAATGGAGAAAGGATAAACAACATATAAAAAATCATCCTTTAATATTTTGTTCTCGTCAATGTTCGAATTCTAAAATACATTCGTCAGAAACCAAAAATAAAATTTCTTCAACCATAAAAAAATTATTAAAAGATGGAAGTATATCTATACCAAAGTATGATACACAAAATCGTTCTCTAAAAGAAACTAAAATTAAATGTTGTAATTTTTGTAAAAATGAATTTCTAGCTTTTAGAAAAACTACATCTAAAACGTGTTCTTGGCCAACCGTATGTTCAGATAAATGTTATATAGCAACAAAACAGAAAAATGCTCGCGGAAACAAATCAATCTTGTATAAAGATATGAAATTTGATTCTTTATGGGAACTTAAAATGGTTCATTTTTTTGAAAAGAATAATATTAATTATATTATTCCTCCTTCAATTACATGGACTGATCGAAATTCGAAAACTCATAAATACTTTCCTGATTTTTATATTCCTGATCTTAATCTATATGTTGATCCAAAAAATCCTATAGTTATAATACAACAGAAAGAAAAATTAGAAATAGTTAGTTCTATTATTAATCTCGTTTATGGAGATTTGAAATATTTAAAATATACTATTTTATTAAAATGGCGAGCATGGAAGGAATCGAACCCTCATGTATCCAATTAGCCTTTCAATACGTTCGTAGCGTAAGGGCATACATACTCTTTAAAACTTACTTGAAATTATCCATTATACTAGGTTGCTAGAAGGGGGATCGAACCCCTATAAATAGTTTTTCAAACTATCGCCTGAACCATCACGGCAATCTAGCAATTTTTTCTTAAAGGTGTGCTGATAGTATGTTCTTTACGGTGACAATTGGCACATAATAAAATACATTTATCTAACTCATTTTTTATTTTATCAAAGGATAAATTTCTTTTACCGAAACTAAATTCTTTTTCTTTAGGATTTAAATGATGAAAATCATAAACACAAGGTTCGTCTATTAGACCGCATTTTTCACATTTACCTCCTTTATATTCGATTGCTTTGACTTTAAGAATTCTTCTATTTTCCGAAGAAAATATTGATCTACATGTTTTACAGTAACAATCCCATGTATCGTATACATTACTTTTGTTATATGCTTTTTGCTTATAAAAATTTTCGATTGGTAAATCTTTAAAACATATTTTACATATTTTATTCGTCAATAGCGATGCTGGTAGTTTTTCCATTTAAATGGTGCGGTGTGAGGGAATCGAACCCTCTCCTTCTGATTGGAAGTCAGGTGTGCAGCCATTAACATCTACACCGCTTTTATAAAATGGTCAGGAAGGCGGGATTCGAACCCGCAACCTCATGCTCCCAAAGCACGCGCTCTACCAGATTGAGCCACATCCTGTTTTATATTTAAATTATGGGTTTAAAACTCTTTCTCTAATTAATTCAGATATTATCTTTGTATGATTATTATTCTCTAATCCTTTATTTTGTAATTTCCGAAGAAACTGCCCAAAATTTTTATGTTTAATTGGAAGACGAAAATCTCTACCAAATACCCAAAAACAATATGCATCTTCATGTTCACCTTTAGAATTAATAATAATTGTTCTATTTTTTAGATAAGAACTATACCAAATAGGAGGAAAAACAACTTCTATCATTTTTTCATTATATCTATACATTCCGCAATACCTACTATAATCAGTTGGCATTAACCATGGTTGTAAAACTCTTTTTTGTAATTCCATAAAATGGTCAGGATAGTTGGATTTGAACCAACGACTACTCACTTCCAAGGCGAGTGCGCTACCAGACTGCGCTATATCCTGTTTTCTTTATCTTTTACTCTACACTATCTTTCTCTTTTGTCAAAGAGAATTTGGAGGAAGAAATTTCCAACGTTTATTCAAACAACTTTTATATTTTCAAAAATTTATTCACTTTCTAATGGTTCTGTTAGATCCAAATCTGTTAAATTTAACAATATAGGACACATTTTCTCCACCCAATCTATACCAGATTCTTTAAACTCATCATATTGAGTTTTAGTTATAGTAACATTGAAAATTCCACGGGTCAATGTTAACTTAATATCTTCTTCATTTTTTTTACTGTGTTCTGTCATTATTTCTAATATACTTTTCATATTTTGGAGGAAGAAGTGAGATTCGAACTCACGGAGGCTTTTAAACCTCTACGCATTTCAAGTGCGTTGCCTTAAACCAGACTCAGCCATTCTTCCATTAAAAATTCCACCGCAGAAAGAAAGTCGTTATTACCTCGACTCGACAGTATCTTTTCTTTCTCTATAGTCGTCTCCCATGCAAAGATGCAAGGATCATGGAGATTGCGACTTGACCAAGAGTGGTACGGAGGTTTATGGTGGAGCCAAGGGGATTCGAACCCCTCGCCTACTGAATGCAAATCAGTCGCTCTACCGAATGAGCTATGGCCCCAATATTAAAATAATTTACTTTTAAATTTTAATTTTTGTTGAACTTCTCGGCTTTTTCGCTCGGCCTGCTTTTTTTAAAGGGGCACCGACTTTTACTTTCAGCAACCGGGAAGTCATTTTCCAAGTTGAAGACTTTTCAACTTGACCTTAAACGAATCTAAAATCTCGTTCGTTTAAGGAGACGCTACTATACCACGTATTAGACGGGTATTGCGCGTTTTTAAATTTTTGTCCGAGATGATTCATACTTTCTTTTTACTTACTAAACTTTAACACTTTTTCTACTTTTTACAAAGACTTTTTAAATCTTTTTGGTGCCTCTAGGTGGAATTGAACCACCTTATGTTCCTTATGAGAGAACTGTTTCACCATTAAACTATAGAGGCTTTGTAATCATACTTATATAATATCACTTAAAAAGTTAATGTCAACAAAAAGTTGCAGAAAAGATTTCGAAAATTAATTTTTATAAATAAGTACTAACATGGGGTTTGATTTAGAAACTTACAATAAAAATATAAGAGGATTGAAAATAAATTGCATATGTGATAGTTGCGGTAGTAATTTTTTAAGAATACGAAAAGAAATTACTATAATAATTAATAGAAATCAACAATTAACATTTTGTTCAAAAAAATGCTTTGATAATCTTACACCAAGAATAGATTGTAACTGTTCTAATTGTGGAAAGATATTCTCTAGAATGTATTATACAAGAAATAATAAAAATCATTTTTGTTCACATTCATGTTCGGCTACATACAACAACAAACATAAAACAAAAGGGACTCGTCGTTCAAAATTAGAAGTTTTTCTAGAAACAAAACTATCAGAACAATATCCAAATCTCGAAATACATTTTAATAGAAAAGATGCTATTAATTCTGAATTAGACGTTTATATACCATCTCTAAAACTTGCGTTTGAATTAAATGGT